GGATGGTGCCACTGGAGGACAATGCTCGTGCTCGGTTCCAGTGCAAGCGTTTCGTCTTGGCCATTGGAGCACAGCCTGGCAAGCGGATCGATCTCAACGATTGGGTTGGTCAGTCCGCAAGGATCGGCATCCAGAACGAGGAGTACGAAGGTATCCCTCGTGAGATCATCACCAAGGTACAGATGATCTAGCTATTCTTGTCAATACCTGTTGCAGCCTAGCACCCCACGTGCTAGGCTGCACTCGTTCCTGTAACCTACTACTCAAGAGGGAGTAACCACGATGGCTGAAGGTACCGCACCGAAGCAGAAGCGCAAGGCTCCTGGTCCGAAGGCGTTCTATCTGGTCTACAACATCAGCGGCGACGAGTTGGATGTTCTCGCCTTCTCGCGTAAGACCGACGAGGTGTTGTCCGCAATGTCAGATCACGATGGCGCCAAGGTCAAGAAGCTAATGGCTGCCCCCGGTCGTTGATCTCTGTCGACTTGCTAGTTGACTGAGAAGGGGGTGAGTGCAGGGGAGAAGATTGTACTCACCCCTACCCGGTGTAGACATGGAAGCAAGAGACCTAACAGTCACGATACCAATCCCGTGTGATCCACCGCGTGCACGTGGGATATACTCAACAGACAGGTTCGGTGTCTGTCTACGCGCAAGGGTACACGACACTGAACTCGAACTCATTGAGCAAGAGGCTACGGAACTAGGTGTATCTGTCTCGGCGTTCATCCGGTGGTGTGCAGTCCAGACAGCGAAGGAGTTGGAACGTGTCCGAGCTAATCCTGATCGACGTAGAGAGGATCGATCACCAGTATCGTAGGATGCTGGCAGATGGTGCAACGTACGTTGACCAGATGCAGATGTACTGCCTGCTCATGAGGGCATACCAGACACAGTTCTTCACCGAAGCCGAAGCCTGCCTGCTTGACCGTCTTGAAGGAGGACGTGATACATGTCAGGTGAAGAACAACAAGATGTCAAACCAATCGACATCAAGGACATTGCCTTCGACGACACACAGATCGAAGCCATCAACCGATGTTGTGATGTCAGTCCATCTAATCGTATAGTTCCAATCACAGGCCAAGCAGGCACGGGCAAGACATCGCTCATGCGTGCAGTGTTCCATGCGTTAGAGAACGCTGGCTACCGTGTAGCTGTGTGTGCACCAACAGGTAAGGCAGCGAAGCGCATTCGTGAGTTGACTGGTATCCCGGCGGTAACGGCGCACCGTCTGTTGGAGTACCCGCATCCTGGTGAGCGTGATCCCAAGACAGGGGAGGCGCTGTCTACTACTGACCCCAAGCGTGACCGCAACAACCCGTTAGAGTACGACGTTGTGCTCGCAGACGAGTACGCCATGACTAACCTTGAGGTGCATCGCAACCTCATGGATGCTATGCCTATCGGCTGCTTCCGTCTGTTCGGTGACGTGAACCAGTTACCACCTATTGAACGAGACGAGCGTCGTCGAGGCAAGCCATCCCCGTTCGCACGTGCGCTTCAGATATTCAACGGTGTTGTTCTCACTACCATCCATCGACAGGAAGAAGGTAGTGGCATCGTTGCGAACGGTGCGCAGATACTACGTGGGCGCATACCCACGCGTAATGATGACTGGTCAATGGACATCACTGATCGTCCTGTCGATACGTTGCGTCGCTACGTCGTTGAGTGTGACCACGACTACTCGTTGATCAGCAACCAGATCATCACGCCAACACGCAAGACATGGATCGGTACAGCTAAGCTGAACACCATGTTGCAGTCAGTCTTCCGTCCTGAGCATGACGGTTGGGTGCGAGTACCACGTCATCCGTGGGCAGCGGACCAGACCGTGTTCATTCGTAACGGTGACAAGGTGATCTGGACGGAGAACGACTACGAGCTTGGCATCTTCAACGGTGAGACTGGCATCGTGTGTGAAGTCAACGAGGACACGGACGAGTTCTCCCTCAACGTTGGTGATCGTGTCGTGTACATCCCACCGAACGTGGTGTACGAGAGTGTGCGTGGTGTGAAGTCATGCGACCCTCGCAAGTCTGTTGACTTGGCTTACACCATCACTACACACAAGTCGCAGGGCAGCGAGTACGACAACGTGGTGTACATCATCAACAAGTCTGCCTCGTTCATGCAGAACCGCAACAACTTCTACACGGGTACCATGCGTGCGCGGTTACATGTTCACGTGATCACTGACCAACGCTCACTCGGTTACTCCACGTGGAAGACATACCAAGGAGCACGCAAGCGATGACCAAGTCAGAAGAGACAGACGCATTGGAACTGCTCGATGGTATTGCGCGCAAGTCAGTGCGTAAGGTGCAGCACGCTACGATAGAAGTCGGACCAAGCCCCGACGATCTATGGGCGTTCCGTGTCACGATACATCCGTTCCCTAATAAGGCCGCAGCCATGCGCGGTGTTGTGAAGATGAAGCGATTGCTCAAGACGGTTGGCATCACGTTCCCGAAGGGTGAGAAGCAATGACACACAAGATCATCTTCATCAATGGCCCACCGCATTCTGGGAAGGATCAAGCGAGCTACATACTCAAGCGTCTGTACGGTGTACGCACGTACAAGATGTCTCGACCACTCAAGGACGCACTCAGTGCGTTCTTCTTGATTGACCACTTCACCTTGCGTGATGAGGTCGAACCGAACAAGGACAAGAAGCTGCCTGAGTTCGGTAATCTGTCATGGCGTGAGATGCAGATCAGTCTCTCAGAAGGGTGGGCCAAGCGTGTGTTCGGCCCCGATGTTCTCGGTCAGTGTGCCGTGCGGTTCCTTAGACAAGGCACGTCGTTCGACATGACCGTGATCGAATGTGGGTTCTACCGTGAGTGTGTACCCATCGTGAAGCACGTAGGCAGTGACAACTGTCTACTCATACAATTATCGCGTAAGGAGTGCACGTTCGAGGACGACAGTCGTAGCTACATAGAGTTGTCTGATCTTGGTGTGACTACCATTGAACTAGACAACCGTTACCCACTCAACCCGACGGCCGACATGCCTCTCACGTACGAGATGCAACTTCAGTCCGCCGTCAATGGTTGGTTAGGAGTAGGCGATGACACTTAAGAACATCACTGAGTTGAATGGAGAATTCAAACGTCGTCACCCCGACTTGGTTGTCACGTGTCCTATGGGTGGCAACTTCCATGCGGAGATTGTAGCCGTGGGTGAGGCCCCAGGTGAGAACGAGGTGCTACAAGAGAAGCCATTCGTCGGTGGCAGTGGTGCCGTACTATGGACTGCACTGCGTAGACACAACATCAACAAGACAATGGTGTACGCTACCAACGTAATGAAGCGTCGTGCTGGTCCTGGTGAGTCAACACCTCAAGGCCGCACGAGCGACATGAACAGACACGAGCGTGACAACTGGGCTGCTGCCTTCAAGTGGGAGTTAGAAGAACTGCCCAACGTACGTTACGTGCTTGTACTTGGTAGTGTTGCACTAGATGCGTGTCGTCAGTGGATGGACATGAAGAGTGTGTCTGGTATCACCATGTGGCGAGGGTCTGTCGTAGAAGGAGAGATTGCAGGTCGCCCTGTTCAGTTCATCCTCACGTACAATCCCGCTCACATAATCCGCGAGCGTAAGTTCGAGATCACATTTCGCTTCGACCTTGCCAAGTTGAGGCGCGTGATCGATGGCAAGTTCGTACACTATGAGATCGAAGAACGCTTCGATCCCTCACCGAAGGAGGCTGTCGAATGGATCGACATGATGCACGATGGTAAGGTTCCGGTGGCCTTTGACATTGAAGTTGTCTCGGGCGAAACAGCATGTGTCGGACTTGCAGGGCACAACCACCGGGGTTATTGCATCAATCTCCGAACACTATCAACTAACCGTTTCTCTCTATTCGAAGAGCGTACTATCCTTCGTCGTCTGGCGAGGTTCTTCGGAGATCATACCGTCCAGTTGGTGGCTCAGAACGGCATCTTCGACACGGCATGGCTATGGTATAAGGATGGCATCCGTGTGGATCACGTTTGGTTCGACACACTACTGGCGCACCACACTCTATACTCGTCACTGCCACACAACTTGGGATATCTCACCGCACAATACACTGACCATCCGTTCTATAAGGACGAAGGGCAAACTTGGCGGGAAGGCGGGAAGATCGATGACTACTGGCGATACAACGTGAAGGACTGTTGCATCACACGTAAGGTGATGGAGCGTGAGATGATAGAGCTACAACGTGACGGGCTTGAGACGTTCTTCTTCGACCACGTCATGCGACTACAACCCCACCTCGTACGCATGATCACAGGTGGTGTGTTGTGTGACACAGCGTTGAAGACAGTCATCGTCGCTGACATGGAGGAATATGTAGGTGAACTGCTTAACAAGTTCTATCACGACGCGCAGGTTGCAGTCGCAGTCCACGAGTCGGAGAAGAAGAGGAAGAAGGTTGACATCGATGACACGTTCTTCCTCAACCCCAACTCATGGAAGCAACTCCAGAAGTTGTTCTTCCGTAAGCTTGAACTTGTCGGTCGAGGATATTCAACGAACGCTGAGAATCGTAAGCGTATGCGTCTTAGCAAGCGCTCTTCTTCCGCTGCTCGTCAGATGTTGGACACCCTAGACACATACGCAACTGAGCACAAGTTCCTGTCTACGTATGCTACGTCTGAACTAGACGAGGACGACAGGTTCCGTTGTGAGTATCGACAGTTCGGTACAACACGTGCACCCGGTCGCTTGTCCTCTGCGCAGACAGCATGGATGACAGGCATGAACCTACAGAACCAACCCGAACGGAGCAAGAGTATGTTCGTAGCCGACGAGGGTTACGTCCTGCTCTACTTCGATCTCGAACAAGCGGAGGCACGGTATGTCGGATGGGACGCCAACATCGATAAGTGGAAGGAGGACTTCGAGCGCGCCCGCCTCAACCCCGGGTCCTATGACTGTCATCGTGCACTCGCGAGCGACATGTGGCGCATCCCTTACGACGAGGTACCAGTTAAGGACTTCGACGATGAAGGGGGGAGAACTCTCCGCTACATTGCTAAGCGTTGCCGTCATGGCCTTAACTACCGGATGCAACCCGACCGACTCGCCACCGTTACCGGACTCGACATTAACCAAGCTCGCGCAGCGTTCGATATCTATCATGCTATCACTCCTGAGCTACGTATGTGGTGGGAGAAACTTGTTGGTACGGTCAGGAGTGAGCATCGACTATTCAGTTCCTATGGTAGACGACTTGTCATCCTCGAACGAATCGACGATGGGTCGCTAGACAGTATCGTTGCGTTCCGTCCGCAGTCTTCCATCGGTGACAAGGTGAACGAGGTGATCTACCTAGCACACGATGACAAGCGTTGGCCAACAGGTTCGCGCATCGCACTGAACGTACATGATGCACTCGTCGCACTGTCCAAGCCAGACGATGCCATGCGTTGTCTGTCCATCATGAAGAAGTACGCGGAGGTACCGATCAACGTTACATCTATCATGACGAAGAACATGGAGCCAATGATCATACCGGCTGAGTGCAAGATGACTACTCAACGCACGTTGTGGCGTATGGACGAGAACAAGAAGCTAGAGTTCTACAACGACGACAAGGGGCTGTTCCGCTGGAGCCACTTGTCAACGGTCGACGTTGAGGCAGCGGCATAAGTGGGAGAAGAACATGAGTAACGGAGCAACTGGAGTAGTTGGCGCCACACAGGTTGTGGCACCTACGCCACAACCTGTGCTCGACCAGATATACGGACACATCAACGGGAACAACGAACTGATTCGAACACTGACTCAAGACGTACGAGCGTTCATCACCCGCGCTAACGGGCACATCCTCGCTGTGGCACCAACCGCCGATACACCAACGCCAGAGGGGATAGTGAACCTAATCAGTGAACACCTCAATACTCAGTCACAGTGTATCCAAGAACTGCGCGGCGCTGTCAACGAACTTCCCGAGATCGCGTGAAGAACGTCGCGTACCGAGCACTCGTCAAGCCAGACACGTTCATCGGTAAGTACATGGAGTACATGTCAGGGCTAGAGACACCTTCGGCATACGACTTCTGGAGTGCTGTCTGGCTGACATCGCTTGCGTTAGGGCGGGGTACGGTTGTGCTCCGTCCACGCATCCCCGTGCACATGAACTGGTACCTCATACTCTGCGCGGAGAGTGGGCTGACTCGTAAGTCAACCGCTGTCGACAAGGCAACGCGCGTTGCCCGTGTGTACTTGGAGGATCACGAAGATGTCATACTCATTGAGGACAAGACGACTCCTGAAACGTTGGAAGCGACACTTCACGTCGCAACAAGAGAACAAGGCTCCGCCCAAACGGCCATCTCAATCTCTGAACTGGTCCGATTTCTTGGACGAGAGCGTTATAACATGTCAATGCCTGGGTTGCTTACAGACCTCTACGATTGCCCCGACCAACGACGTAGCCCTGGCACTCTATCGCGCGGTCCGAGCGTTATCCGTAACGTGTACGTGTCGTTCATCTCCGCTTCCACGCCTTCCTGGCTTAGCAAGTCGGTTAACCCTAACGTGGTTGAAGGAGGCTTCACGTCTCGTGTCATTTTCATTCACGCTGAACAACGCAAGCGTCAAGTTGCGTGGCCGTCTGAGAGAGGAAGCGAAGAAACAACGCCAGCAAGCCTCGCATCTATGATGGAGCACATGACGACAGAAGCGCAACACGCAGTCAAGTTCCAAGGTGGTATCGCTCTGACTGACTCCGCGCTATCGTGGTTTAAGCGTTGGTACAACACACGCTCCGAACACCGTGACCCATACCGCTCTACGTTCGAGGCGCGTGAGGACGAGCACGTTCTACGTCTGGGTGGTGTGTTCGCTGCCAACGATGGAGGGTGGATGGTTGAGAAGCGCTACCTACAAGCTGCCGTCAGGATCATTGAGGAAGCCAAGACACGCGCCTCGCGTATCTTCGAAGGCGTGATGCGCAGCGATACACTAATCTATGGTATCGACCGAATGCGTGACGTACTCCTTCAAGCAGGTACCGACCCCATGACACAAACGCAGTTGTATAACAAGATGCGTCGACAGTTCGACCGCGCGTCGTTCAACATGACGCTGTCCATACTACATGAGTTGAAGATGGTACAGAAGTTCGAGACTGCGGCTAACCCCAAGGGTGGACCGCGTACTGCACTGTGGCGTGGGACTACACTACTTGCTCAACAGGGTGCGATGGAGTTAGTACTCGAACGGTTCCATATCTAGTCACAACTCGATCTTGCATAGTTCGCGACCGTTCCGCATGCGCAACCTCAACTCAGCTACCACCCCGAGAGAGTTACACCAACGCCCCAAGCGTTCGAACGTTACTGGCCACGCCTTGCCTACTTCCCAACAGTGTACGCCTACGACGTTCACGCCAACACGTTCAGCGACTTGTATCTGTGACAACCCAATGTCTATGCGACGCTGCCGCAGGCGCTCAGCAATGTCGTACTCAATCCAACGTTCGTGAGTCGGCATGTGTCTACTCGGACGGTATCTTCGACAACGTGTCGGCTACCTCAGCATCGAACCTGTCGAACCGGAACACGTCTCCGTAACCTAGCTCCTGCAATCGTGCGTTGATCTCTTGTTCCTCACGTTGTATCAGTCCTACACCTCCCAAGAACAGCCCCTTGATCTGTACTGATATCTGATTCGTGGTACGACGAAGGAACTCTGGATTGCTAGAGAAGTTGGGGTCGCGTCGTATGTCTGCTACAGCATCGAACGCCTCGCGCAACTGTGCTTGCGTGTCTTGCAACACGTCACTCTTGATCTTCGCTGCGGACGTTAACACGAACTCCAATGCTGTACCTCGAATGTCGGGCGGTAGGATGCCACTTGGCAACGGTTCACGCGTGCCGGGGGCACCACCTGCCACACCAGGATTACGCACATCGAACGTGAACATCCGTTCGACAAGTTCCAACCCTTCCATCTTCGCCTTGAACAGTTGTGCATTCGCGTCGTTCGTCGTCACACGGAACTCAAGGTCACTGAACAACGCGCGCAACGGCTCAGTGCGATCCAACTGTGCAACCTTAGCGCGTTCGAAGGCTACTCCAAGCCCATCGAATGTGTCACCTCCCGCTGCAATCTCACGCATGAGGCCGTTAGCACCGCTCAACATCAGACTTGCACCTGTGCCCGTGAGCGCTGTAAGAAGTTCCTGTAACTGCGCGGGAAGCAGATCGCCGGGGGTGCGTCGAGTCTGTTCACTCGTGATCGTCTCTGCACGGATGTCACGAATCACGTCCTGTCCTGTAGCTACGCGAGCGGGTGAAGCACGCTTCCCCGCAGCTACGAGTGCCATGTCTATTACGGTTGGCACACCAACTGGCAATGCTTGAAGCACACCAGTTCTTGTCCCGATAGTTAGGTCCTGAACCTCACGCTCGGTCAAGTCCGTACTGAACATGCTTGTGATGTCGCCACGCATCAATGCTTCTTCAAGCTGCTCCGGTGCAACACCGCGCTTCATCCCTGTTACGGCTCCGAACATCTCAACCGTGGGTGACCACATTGGACGGAACACGTGCTCCATCGGGATAGAGAATAGTATTCGATTACTGTTAGGGGCATAGATAGGGAGGAACGATGCGCGTTGTGTAGCGCTCAACGTGTTGAAGTAGTGATCTTGTGCAAGTGGGTTGTCACGGAATTGATTGTACATCAACGCCACACCACCCACGATGATGCCAGACATGGTCGCAGCGTAGCGCCCAGGGTTACGATTGAACGCTCGCGCGTGTTCTGCTAGGACTTGTAAGGCGACGTTGGCGTATGGCGTAGTGCTGACGAACGCTTGCACACTTCTTCCAGTAACTGAGCCACCACCAATCTGCGACGTATCCGCTCCAAGCGTACGCGTCTCAGCTGTCTTCCGTGTCAGACGTGTTTGAGCTTGCCTCACCGCAGCCTTCGTGATTGCGAAGCCTGTAGGGTCAAGCCGTTCGAGTGCTGCGGCTCGCTCACGATTACGCAATACGTTGGCGATCTGAATGTCCGATGGATCAACGTTCGCAGCAAGGCTCTGCATGCGAATGCCGTTGTGCAGTTGTGTTGCGAAGTGTAAGTAGTCGCCCCACAACGTTCGTAGTCTACCCACTACGAACCCCGACTCGCTCGTGAGGCGGAAGAAGCCCTTCGCAACCTTGTCAAGCATGGTCGCAGAAGCCTCGATCTCACGTGATGGTGCGAACACCGCATTGCCCGCACCGAACTGTTCGAACACGTTAGCAACGCTGTTCTCATATGCACGCATACCAATTCGAGCGAGACGCTTAGCGTTCTGTTCACCGATCAGTCTCGTAACAGGCCCATTGACACGGAATGAGACTTCCATGTTGCGTCCCATTGCGAACATCATGTTGGCGTAGCCACTCTGGATCGGTCCCGTGATGGGTGATACAACAATCGATGGGTCCAGTGGCAACGGCTTCAACCCTGCGCGCTTCAATCCCTTGTCGATCAGGCCGACTCCCTGTCCTTCCCTTCGTAGCATTACTGCCGAGCCGCCTTCATATGCAGCGGAGATCGGCACGAACCCAATGTTGAACACTCCCGTCGTCCATTCCACAAGTATGCGCTTCGCTCCATTCGCAATGGGGATGATCAGTCTCGGATTGAACAACAACGCGCGTCGGATAGCGTCGTCACCAACTTGGAATGATACCTTCTTACCATCAATGAATACATCGGTAGTGAACTTGTTCGGTGACGAGCGCTTGATGATCGAGCCGAACAACTCCGACCCTTCCATCCCCGTTAGGAACTGGCGACGTATGCGGTTGTTCTCGACTGAGCGTACGACTTGTTGGATGTACTGCTCTAGCAACTGGCTAGGAGGCAGCCCCTCGGTTGGACCGACTCTGCCCTTGCGCTTCTTGAGGAAGTCCGCTTCCTGCTTCGTGAACATGTCGTCCGCAGTCTCGAAGAAGTTATCGAGGAGCTTCTTCTCCTGCGGCCCGAAGTCAAGCTGCGTCGGCACGAAGTTGTTGTTGGTACGCTTGATGCGTTCTAGTGTCTCATCTGTCCAACGGCCACCGTCGTGTATGTAGTCACGCATGCCACGCATCATCTCGTGGTACTCATCCACCATCTTCGCAACGAGTGGGTCTTCCGTTGCTAGGCGTACGCGCAACTCCATCTGTTCTCTAGCTACGCGACCGAATGGAATGCCGTCGCGGAGCATCAAGTCGAGGCGGTTCAACGCGCCGAGTGTATCATTGACGGCAGCACGCTGGATCGGCGTCATCTTCGCCATCGTCTCCAGCCACACGACAGGCGACGGTATCGTAATGTGTGTGTTCGGTAGGTTCCCCATCTTGAGCGCACTACGCAGCCTACTCGACATCGCCCCCGGCGTCATCGTCGTCTTGAGATTAGCAACGAAGTTATCATACTGTTGTGGTAGTGCGCGCTTAATTGCGCTTGTAATCGGTGCCATCTGATCGACGAACGCTTCTTCAACCTTGGCCGCGAACGACGTAATCTGCTCACGTGGATTGCGTGCACCAGAGAAGATTGTTGGGTCACCACGGAAGCCCCTGAGATCGTCGATGAAGCCTGCGCCTACACGTCCACGAGAACCAAGCATCTGTGTGATTAATGCAGTTGCAAGCACGCCTTGAGTGATGCGTACGAAGTCATCTTGTTCTATATCTGCGGACGACGCACCACTTGGATCGAATGGGCTACGTGGACCGTAGTCACTACGTTGGTTATCTGGTATCTCTACAGCGTTAACCAACGCAGGCGTCTCCGTCTTCTCCTGTGGTGAAGCAATGAACTGTGCAGGAAGTAGTGGAAGCACCTTGTCGATTACGGCTCGTGCTTCTCGCTCTTGTCCAGCCCCTTCAATCTGTTGCTGCGCATCACCGATGATAGCGTCGACGCCTGTTAGTATTGTGGCTGGTGCAGCCGCACCTAGAGTGACGGCAGGCACAGTACGGAACTGATTGAAGGGGATTGCGACCTCGGCTGCGATGCGTGTTGGGCCAGATAGACTCTGTAACCCTGCCGTTATTCCCTTCGGTACAGGTATCATCGCACCAGGACCGAACTCGGCAGCGAACTGTGCGAACCCTTCTGCTTCCTCTTGTATCCCTGCGATGTCTCGACTCTGTTGCAACGATGCTTGGTACAGTTCAGTAGCACGTTCATTGCCAGCCAGCATCCCAACCAGGTTGAGAAGGTTAGGAGACAGGACTTCGAAGCCCTCTGCCGCAGGAGACCCCGTCAACAACCCGAAGTCGTTCAACAAGCCACGTCCAGACAAGCGGAAGCCTGTCTCAAGATCGCTCATACCTGCGTCGATCCCTTCCTGCTTCTTCTGGAAGCCTTCGACCAACTGCGATACTTCCGCAGTGTCAGGAACAAGCCCTGAAACGTCCGTTGGCGGTGGACGGTTCTCTCCTCGTGGGAACGGTGTGATTGTAACGGGCAAGCCTGTGCCTTGAATGGGCGGTCCTGGCTCGATCAAGCCACGACGACGTGCGTCATCAAGCCCAGCCTGCGCCTTCGGGTCTAGTTGTCCAGCCGCTTCAAGCTGTAAGAGGCGTTCGAGAGCCGTGGGCATGGATCACTCCGAGACCGCAGCGCCATCCACGTCGAAGCGCAAGACTACAGTCTCTTCTCCAGTTACTGCATCAGTCTCGATAACCTCGGCAACTCTGTCATTGGGACGAACCTGCCATGAGTACGTCTTCCGACCACGGTTGACGCGTGACAACGTCGCCATGACTTCTTGTGCCTTGATGTCTTGTGCCTCCGATGCAGGCACGCCTGTCTGACGCGCGGGTACAGCACCGCCTCGTGGCTCACGATTGAGACCGCGCGGTGCGCCGTTCGGAGTACTGAGTGTAGCTTCATTACCAGGAGCGAGACGATCAAGTCCAGAACGTGTGCGGAAGCCTTCGATCTCTGCGGCGTTGGGTGTTGTCTGTATGGCTGTCCCGCCCGGACCCGGAAGCGTAAGCTTAGGAAGTCGCGCAACGGCGAGAGCTTCTTGCTCACCGAGTGGCGTTCCTGTACCCCCAGGTATGAACCCCGTTCCTGTGAATTGCTCTGGGCTCTGCACTAGCAAGTCGCCGGACTCAGCACCCGTCTTGATCGCACCGGATATCGCTTGCTGTGCTATACCTTGTTGCTCCGCAATCGTAATCGGATCGCGCGCGCGTGAGAACGCGTTGCCACCAGACGTGAACCCGGCTTGATCACCCGCTGCAACAGCACCGACCACCCCTGCGATGTCCTTGATGTTGCCTGTGATGTTCTTAAGCCGCGCGTCTCTACTCTCCTGCGCTGCAAGGCGTTGTGCTAACGCTATGCGTAGATCGTTGTTCCCACTCAACGACTGCAACAACCGTTGTATGTCGAGTTCGCGTTGATTGTTCGTAGCGAAGCGCTGTCCCGCAGTGAACGGGTTGTCGCTGATCGCAGCGCGTTGCCCTATGATGTTAACTGACGGGTCATTGACAACACTGCTAAGGTCTACCATTAGAACTACCCTTACTGTCCGAATGAACCGCGCGCATTGCCCGTGAAGGAGTTGCCAAGGCGCCGCTGTGTATCGCGTAATGTGGATGTGTTTCCCTGTGGCAAGTTCTTGAACAACTGCGCAAGGGCTGCGCCAATGTCACCGACAGCTTGTGCAGTCCCGAAGTTCGCAGGCTGTGCAACGGACCTTGGGGCTGTGCTGCGATTGAGTGCTCCTGCAATCTGACTACCTCCAAGCGCGCCTTGACGCTGGTTCGCCCCGAGGTTAGACGCGAGTGCGCTCAATTGTTCCGGTGCGAACGCTACGTTCCCCGTCGAGTTCTGTGCACGCTGTGCGAACAAGTTCTCCAAGCCTGAGATATTCCCAAGCCTGTTGAAGTTGATCTGGTCGGCTCCTTGAATGGACTGTAGCTTGGCGGACGCAGCGCGATCACCACGTCCTTCAGCGGACGCGCGTGCGAATTCAGCGAGTACCTTCCCTCCGCTGCCACCGCCCGACCGCAAGTCCTGTCTCAGTACGTTCTGTTGTTGTCGATCGACCTCACCTTGGAACCCCTGGTTCCCCTGCGCAAGCAGGATACGGAACAGTTCCGATGCAGATTGAGGGTTCTGTAATGCACGACGGAACTGTTGCAGCAACGCGTCCGCGGTACCGCCTTCGACCCTGCCACGTGCTGCTGTCTCTTCCCTTCCTCGGCGCTGACGTGGTGCATCCTGCACAAGCTGTAGTATCTGCTCCCGCAGTGACGCGTCCTGCAACGCCTTGACTTGAGGCGCAGCCGTAGACCTGAATCCAATGCCAGGGATGAACTCCGATCTGTTGCCGAATGCGTCTTCAGACGGTGACAGCTGAATGCCAAGAATGCGCTCTGCGAACAGGCGTTGGAGGAAGTTCTCACGTTCTTGTGCAGTAATGTTGAACTGATTAGACGCAGCCGCAGAGTCGGCAGCATTGCTCGTTGCGTTAGCCGCGATCAGACCGCCACCGATTGCAGCCCCTGCAACGATTAGTGCGGGAACAACCATTAGAACACTCCTTCGGAACCTAACCCGCGCCTCTTCTCGCGCTCCTTGTTACGCGTGGCGAACGCATCGAACAATCCACCCGTCGGATTCTGCGCACCCTGTGAGATACCACCACGCGTGATCAAGTCCTCGATGTTGAACAGTTGCTCACTACCGAGCGCGCCACGAATTGCGCCACCCAAGTTGGTCGATTGGTCTGCGAATCTCGTATCGATCAAGCCCTGCGTGCTGCTGGGATCGAAGGTCTCACCAAGCTCGAACGTGTTCGCTCGATTGAACCCGGTCTCAGCAATGTCGCGCAACTCACCACGGAAGCCACCGAGCACGCCACCACCAATGTCCTGTAACCGTGCTAGGCCCACGTCACGTTGCGATCCAAGCTGATCACTTGCCGTTCTGAACCCCTGATCCGTCAGGTTACCACGTTGGAAGGCGCGCAAGATCGAGTCCGACGCTGGCTCGAACTGTTCGTTGAGGATCGACTGCAAGATTGCATCGTCCGCAGTACCAGGGAACAAGGTCTGTGCGAATCCTGGCGCCGCGAACTCGTTGAGATCGTTCCTGAACCCACGTCGTTGTGTGTCCTGTGCACGGTTCAACACGATATCTGCGATGTCGTCACCGAAGAACGAACCAGGGTTGGGATCAAGGAACGGAACGGATCGCCTCGTTGACTCCAACGCAGTCGTTAGTTGCGGGAGGAAGTCTTCAAGAACCAGTCCACGCTCCTCAATGTTCGCTGAACCACTCGTCAACGCGCCCTCGAACGCTTGATCAAGGTTCCGGTCAAACGACGTGCGATCCGTCTCAGCCTGCACAGCTTCTCGCTCTAGCTCTGCCGCGCGTTGCTGTGCCTGGATGGATGCACGTTCTTGTTCAATGAGTATCTGCGCTCTGGCCTCCTCTAGTGGGTCTCGCGCCGCAGGAGGAGGACTACCACCACCACCACACATTACACTAATCTCCGCTTGTACAGTTGACCAATTAACTTGAAGCCTGCATGAGTGTACAACTTATCAACGACTTCGGGGTCAATCCCCGCTGTCTGACCAAGCAACACCTCCTTGCAGTCCTTAGACTGTGCCCATTCGACATACTCCACGATCATGCGCGATGCACCAACACCACCACGACGCGATGGATCGATGTACAGGATCATGTCCTGCGCAAGAAGATCGTTGCCGAAGTAATACGCCGATACGTAGCAGATCATCAGTCCGATAATCTTGTCCTTGTCTTCGCAGATCACCCCGAAGTAACTCGGGTCGAACAATACTTGATGCCCAATCGCCTCGACCTTCACGTAATCGAAGTCGAAGTCGCGATACACACTCTCACCGTGCATCATCTTGGCGAGCCCAATCATCGAAGGTATGTCGTCCGATTGTGGTGCGCGTACAAGCATTAGAACCTACCTTGGTTCTCTAGTCTAGTTCGTGCGCCCAACACTTTCTCTAACGCAGTACCAACGCCTTGCGGCTTCGTTGTAACCTGTCCGGCTGCGCGTGTCGTAATCGCTGGTGCGAACGCGGCAGCGGGGTTATTGCCTTGCGTCGGTTGAAGGGCTGACTCGGTCGTTCCAACCCCTAGCAATGGGGTGTTGTCGAACGTTGGTAACGCAGGGAGGGCGTCCAAGATTGGCTGTTCAGGTAGAGGCTGACCGAAGTTAAATGGGTCTTCAGGCGTATTGAACCCCGCGATCAACTGACTGAGCCCCGCTTGGTCCGCAAGGAGCCCTCGGAACCCCTGTTGTGATGCAAGAAGTTCGGCTTCGAATGCTGCTGTTCGCGCTGCTGCATCTGCGATTCTCTTCTCGATTACATCTGTAAGTGTGCTACCAGCCCCGCCGACTAAGTCGCCTCGTGGAGTCTCCGAGACGGGATCACCAGCAACAGTCGTTGTTGCATTCCCAATGACGAAGTTACCGTTGTTGAACGAAGATGGCGGTGCGTCGGCTGCGCGACGGAATCGTCTGACACCACTGCTCTCGTCGTCGCGGCCCGTGCTCCTACTTGAAGTACGTCCCAAGAACTCTTCTATGTTGCCAGATTGCCCGAATGCCACGCTACTATTCCATCCTTCCGTCGTCATCTAGTCTCAGAATGGTCGCGTACTCGAATACAGGGCAGGTCTTGTGTGCATTGACCTCACGATGCCCATGAAACGTAACACCACCAGCATACGCGTCGTCGATCTCGATACACAATGACAGTAGCGATTGTATCTGTCTGACAGAGAACCGTGTCAACCCTGTCACACAGATCGCAATCGTCTCTGTGTTGTGTCCCTTCTGCGCCGCAGGCTGTTTCTCCAACGAGCGCCCCCTGTGTCTATGTCCATCCTTCGTAATGATGTAGTGGTAGCCTACGGCGTGGAAGCCGCGCGCAAGGTGCCAGTCACGAATGACCTTGGGGTCATCGTGTGCAGGCTCGTCACTAGCTGAGCAGTGAACGAACACCCTTGACACCTCACGTGCGGGCTTCTTGAACATCAATCCGTGTCCAACGCACGTTGAACGGCTTCCTTACGCAGCGACTTGATGCGCTCCACTTCTTCCGTCGTTAACTCGGTGCGTCCTTCGGCCTTCATGGTAATCATGATCTCGTTGAAGACGCCATACAATTTCATCGCCGACATCATCACGTCTCCAACCATTAGTGCGGCTGCTACTATTGGCACAGACATTCTCCCCTGATTGGTGGAGGCGCGTTAGCATACTGACTTGCGCCGCCACGTTGCCCAAGTAGATGGCGATAGACTGATCACGTGACAGGGCGGCATGCGCTACGTCCAACAGGTTGTCGGTCAAGCGAATGATCGTCTGTGCACAGTGCCAAGTACCGTCATCCTCGATGACTCCACTCATTCGCGCCTGCGTTACAGCGTCAACGATCCCAGTGAACGACAAGTCCGCAGCCGCAAGACGTTGCTGCGATGTCTGGGGTGCGTTCTGACACGCTACGAGCGTGAGGAAGAACGCACACGCTACGAGGAGTCTACGCACGAGCACGTTTCCACTTGCGCCACATGCTCCAACCGAGGCCACCGACAGTCACGATCGCTCCGATGACGGTATCGATCTCGATTGTTGTTGCGATACCCTCCGTGACGAACCACGCACCTCCAGCGGTCAAGCCATGACGAACGAATGCTAGAACTGTCTCTGCTATGATGTTCTCCTTAACGATTGTTGTCACCCCGTGGAGTCAGTCGGTCGAGGATACGATTCAACGAGTTGTCCGTACGATCCCTGAACTCCTTATTCTTCTCCTTCTCTCCTTCGATCTCCGTAATGATGACACGCTGTTGAGACTTGATCCCCGTGAGCGTTGTCTTCAACTCCTCGATCTGCTTCATGTTGCTCTTGGTCTTCACCTCGTTCGCGTCAACCTGCGAGAACAACAGTGTGATACTCACGATGCCTGCCACTGCGAGGACAATGAGAGACACGACCTGCTTCACAGTAGACACTCCACTCGCTATGTCGCTGAGTCTAGTCATCATCACATCTTCGCCTTGACAGCGGCCTTGAGTGCAGCGTTGGTCATGCTCGATCCTGGTATGATGGAGCCATCGTTGACCGCGAGTACGTAACCCTTGAACACACGATTGTTCTGGATAACAAGATCATATATCTCGTCGTTGGTCGGAGGTGGAGGAAGTGGATCGGCGGCAGCAATCACACCTCCCTCATCGACGAACTCTTGAAGCTCTCGACGATGGAAGTTACTGAAGTCGTTAGGAACGTTGAGGATGGTTCCATCGTCGAGAGTAACGAGGAACACACCGCCATCAAGAGTTGCTTGTGCGCTCACGATGCTCATAATCATAACTCCGCGTCAGCGGTCCATTGCCAACGAATAACACTCCCAGCTGCAACTCCCACTGCGTCCGTGTACTTAGTAGCGAAACCTTCTTGCCCGATTGCGTCTCCAACGCCCGCCCTGTCTACACTTAAGGCTTCAACCTTCCCTGCGGTTCCTAACACAATACTATAGAGTGTTACAGTAGGAGGGTTTCGCTTCTTCGTGTTGAATGCAGTTGTTCCCAAGAAGTCGTCCTGTGCGACAGCACCTAATGCTGTAAGAATTGCTTCTCCACTGGCTACTGATGAGCCAGGATCGGTAGCAACGTCATAGGACTTCTCGTAGTAACGCTGGCATAGGGCCAACTCTTGTTCGAGGGGTCGACGCTCAAACGGTGCAGCAACAGGACCAGCTACAACTTGCCAATCATTCAGTTCCATCGTGAACACATCTTGCCCAATGATGATCTCAATGGCGAGGTAGTCGTCCCCGTTGGTACCTGTCGTCTTGCCAGTAATGGATGGAATGGCCATAGTCTGCGATTGGCGTGTCCTTGTTCCAGTAACGGCAATCGTCTTCTCAGCCACTATGACTGGGGCAGAGGGTGCGCCACCAGTACCGAAGTTCTGTGTCGCACGATATGTAACTACAGCAGCCGTACCTGCAATTAATTGAGTGTCTACAGAGATGGTAACAGTTTGATTCTGAAAGGTCCCAACACCTTCTAATCTCTGCGAGATCACGCTGCGTGCAGTACCGGCAGCCGTTTGATCCCAACGGTAACCAAACTTACTCTCGCCAGTCCCTAGAACATTGGTCTGACGGGTTACCGTAACCGAGACACCCGTGCCCGTTGTTATCCTCATTCGATCAGCGGTGAGACCAGGCGTCGTGAACGTTGTTCCACGTTGCCAGAAGTCGAAGCTACCGTTGATAAGGACGTTGGGAACTGGTGTCAAGTGTGGATTGTTCGTATCTCCTGCGTGCGAGAGTAACCACGGCTGCCAGAATGTTGGGTTAGCTACACGATCTGCCGAGAACAAGCCTGAGCCAGCCGATGTGTGTGCAATTAACACCTCGTACGTTTGATCATCGACTTCATCGACGGCGATCTGTCCGACGGCGTATGCAGTGCTAACCTTCCACACGCCTGTGAAGCCTGCCGTGTTGAAGAAGGAAGATAACACCGCGTCGACGGAGTGCCAGTTCTCGTACTCGTCGTCGTGCCACGTCACGCTGTCGAAGTCGATCAGGTTGAACTTGTACGTCTGTGTGACGGCTGCAACTGTCATTACCTTCTAATGCTCCCGTCGTGATACGCGAGGGTGATCGCTACAAACGCAAGCGGATCAGTTGATAGGCCCTCGAAGCGCATCTTGGCGATCTTGAACTTGGCGGGCCACGCCCATAAGCGCTCATCAATCGTTCGACGACCTCCTCCGTACGGTTGATCACCGCCACCGAAGCCTGGGCTCTCTCCACCTGTGAAGTCCATCGTCAGTGTTGGTAACAACGTTCCAGGGTTCGCCTTGTCTTCATAGATGTTGTCGACGAACATCTTCGCAGTGAACTTCGCGTTCCCTGTCGTATCGAAGCCAATGTAGCGCGTCTTCTTAGTGTTCATGCGCTTATCGAAGTCTGCCCAAGGCAGTTCCCAGATGAACTTGACGGGAACACCGTTCGTTGGATCAGCGATGGCAGGATCATTGAAGTCACCATAGAACTTGTCCACACGTGCGCCGTATACGTAGACCTTGGTCTTGTTGGCGAAGAATACTCTGTTCAGTGCACTGCGTGCTGCGCACGAGAAGTTCCACCCCTTGAATAAGGACCACGCCTTCAACTTGATCGACCTAATCGCTGTGTAGACGAAGCACTGCGTCTCTGTTGTGCCACCGATTGTGTCACTGTTCGGGATGAACAACATGTACTGACCCTCGACCTGATTGTAGATCGCGAACACACGGTCTTCGGTAGAGCCAACACTCAAGCCCAACAGTGCCTTCTGTATCTCAGGATCGATCAACTCACTGACACGATCAGGACGAATGGAGCCTGTGAACAACGCACGTGCGAGACTGGGAACACCGATTAGGTCGTTCATCAATAGATCGTTGCCAAGGGGCTGCAACGCTCGATGCGCAACTGACCCATGTTGCTCGATCACATCTGTGAAGTCTGGCGTGTGATCTCCTGCATCGCTGAACACATTCAAGTCACCGAGTACGAGCGAGTCATCGAACGCAACCACGACACGCTCACGATGACGGCTCATCCCTCGGATTGTGAAGTTAGATGACGTGATCACCTTGTCCAATGAGACGGTTACTGCATCATTGGGAGCAGCATCACCTAGCCACGTACCTGAAGTGTCGAAGTTGGAGATATGCACCAGTCCAACATCCAGAGGATCACCAGCCATGAGTAAGTAGTGATCCATTGCTAGAACGTAACGAGCAATCGGAGTATTAGCATTGCTACCAGCTGGGATGTCTACGAGGAACTGTACAGGTGCAGTCGGCGGCGTCACAGAGAAGTCCGCCAGTAGAGGCTTGTCAATG